CCGATGAGCGACGTGGATAGCAGCGATCCGGTACAGCCGCTCAACACAACCAATCCCTCTCGGTATCTATGGAGCGCTTCGCCGGAGACAGTGGGCTCGTAGTAGTAGTCATCCCATCCCTGTGAGACGACTCGCAAGAGGTTCTGATATCCGGCTTGATCCCGAGCGAGGACTGTGAGATGGTTCTTCCGCTGTCCTCGCTTCTCTTCATCGACATGACCGCAGTACAACTCGCAGCCGAAGATCGGATGAACTCCGAACTCATGAGCAGCCTTCTGTAGCTTGACGTGAGAGGAGATGTTGCCGTGCTCCGTCAGAGCGATCGCCGGCATGCCGATCTCTGCCGCTCGCCGGACGTGAGAGGAGGGAAGCGCGAAGCCATCCATGTACGAGTATGTGCTGTGATGATGGAGAGAGACGAATCGCATGGTCTCCGTTGGACGGATGAGTTCTGCGGCAGTCGCCTCAAAGCTCTTCTGGCCAACGTCAACGAAGCCGGTGTGCCTCGCTTGTGTTGCGTCCTTGATCGGTACTTCCATCATCCCTCCTTGATGAGTTGGGTAACGAGGACTAAGTTGCGCTCCTCTACTCCCATCACCATGTTGTAGCCAACCTTCAGCGTCCAATTGATCGTCCTCGATACTTGACGAATGTTGATGACGGTGTAAGCCGGATTGTCAAAGATGTTTCGCCAGGTCTTGATCCCGTAGCGCGTCTTGTGTTCGAGGCACTCCGCTGCGAGCGTGCTCATGTGGTGCGGCACAACGTTGGTGAACGTTCCTCCGATCTTGAGAACTCGCTGGATCTCGGAGAGGAGATCTTGGACCGCAGTGACCGTCATGTGATCGAGCGCGTGTGCCGAGAAGATCGCATCGACACTCTCGTCATCGTACGGCAGCGGCATCGACTCTGCATCCCATTCGGGATAATCAAGATCTTCCCATCCTTCGATCCGTTTGCGTCCTCCTCCTAGCTGTACGAGCTTCCGCCAGATAGCCGGGAGCGGAAGCGGCATCCAGTCCGGACGTTTGCGAATCATGGCGATGTCGAACACATCGGCCAAACTAGTCGGAGGAAGGAAGTTGATTGTGCCATCCTCGATCTCGGGTGGTATGTAGCGATCTCGATTCATCGCTGACCTCCTCCAAGCTCGATGCTGGCGCCGGACATGTAGCCGTTCTTCTCGCTGAGCAAGAACAGAACGAGATCGGATATGTCCTTGGTGGTGAGCGATTGGTCGCGAAGGTAGTTAGCTCCCCAGTACTGAAGCGCCTCTCCTCTCCCAACTCCTCGATACCGCATGATGCCTTTGATCGTGTCCTCTGCCATCGGAGCTTCGTCCACGTTCGAGGGATGGATGCAGTACACATCGAATCCCTTTGGCGTCAACTCCCATGCCATACAGCGAGCGAGCATCGCCAGTCCTGCTTTCGAGGCACAGTACATAGCCGATGCGTTGAGGACGTTCCGATGGGCCATCGAGCCGATCATGATGATCTTCTTCCGCTCATTCGTCTCGATCGTCTGCCGAACGAAGGCAGCGGCAAGGTTGTAGCTTCCGAAGAGATTGACGTCCATCACTTCGGCTACCGAGTCGCTGTCTGCTTCCTCGAACCAGTTCATGTGGCAGACTCCGTGGCTCATGATGAGCGTGTTGCGTTCTCGAAGTTCCGTCGCAACGATCGGCTGACGAACGTCGTGCGGGTACGAAGAGACGAGTCCACCGGCGCGCCGGATCTCGACTGCTATGCGTTCTCCGATAGATCCGGCGCGAGCATCGCCGGTTATCGCTGCGTCGATCTCTCCAGTCCACTTCTTCCATCCGTGCTCCAAGCCAAGCTCTCTCGCGTGTTGTGCAGAGATCTCTTCCTTAGTTCCCATCTGTCTCTCCCATCTCGTTGAGGAATGCTTCGATCATCGCTAGGTACACGGCTGCGTCGTGAACCGATTCTTTGTCTGTCATGCCGGTGTTGACGAAGCGCGTGATCTTTCCGATCGTCCACTCAAGGAGATGGAAGCGCACAAAGTCATCCTCAGTCTCCAGCGTGATCCCTTCTGGGAACATCGCCTTCATCGCGGCACCGGTGTTCTTCCAATTGTCCTTGTACTTTCCGTTGCTCCTCCGGAACGTCTTTGCCATCTCTTCGAGGACTTCGTCAGCGCGCAGCATGGAGATCCCTCCACACATCGAGTCGCTCCAGAGCCCAGCGTCCAGCTTCCGGTAGCGATCCTCCCGGCTGCCATCGAGCACTTGTGGTCTCGTTGTGCGGTCGATAGATCTGATACATCGGCAGATCCAGAAGGCTCCCAAATGACATCTGCTGCGGGAGATCCTCGAAGCATGCCACGATCCGATCCTTGTCAACCGTCTCGATGAGCTGCTCATACTTGTCATCGCCATAGAGCAGTCCGTCGATCTCGATGCCGTTGCGCCGGAGCCACTCTCTCGTATCTGGATCAACGTTGTCAAGTCGCTGCCAAGGACGAGTCGTGGCCACCCAGATCTCCACGCCGTACGAGCGGATGCCGCTGAGGACTTCTCTGGCATTCGGATACGGCTTGACGAACCTCTTGTTGCCTCCTTGCCGGTAAGCGAGCTTCATCGCTCGATGCTCGGCTTGAGTCAACTCCAGGTAGTCACGGAACGGACCAAAGCCGTCATAGGCGAACGTTGGAGGAGCCTTGTCGAAGTAGCGCGACGAGAAGCGAGTGATGTCCTCGTGGTACTGCGACAGCGTGCCGTCGATATCGGATACGACGATGGGACGAAGAATGTGAGAACAGTTCGAGCACAACATCACTTCACCGCCCAGACGCCAAACCGAATTATGCGATGCGCTGCTGCCACAAGACAAGCTCGGCAAGTGAAGTTGAACTCACATCGGCAATCAGGCTCTCGCTTCACTTCAGCGCCTCCATCGTGTCGATGAATCCTTCGTGAGAGAGAACTCCTTTGCGCCAGAGTCCGAACCTCCCGGTGAACAACACCTTCCCATCGAAGCACGTGCAGTCCGAGCGGATCGGCTTCTTGACGGAGACGAGATCTCGATACGGGAGCCTCTCCGGAGCGCCGGCACCCCATTCCGTCGATCCGACTCCGAAGATCGTTGACGTCCGATACCACGACACGTCTGGAGTTCCGTTGTAGAAGATCTGATTGTCTGGGCTCGGCAGAACGCACTCGTTGGCGATCCTGATTCGCTGCGAGACGAAGGCATGGATCTCAGGAACGAGTCCGGCATGAGCGAGGCACAGCGCTGGCTTTGGGATCGTACTGACAACGAGATCGAAGTTGCCTCGCTCGATGATGTCAATGAGCCTCTTGGGATCGAGACTGATAACGTTGACGGAAGTTCCCGAGCAGTACACGTCCCACAACTTGTCGTACGTGTCGATGAGCGACCAAGCCGGCACCGCGCCTCCCTTCGGTATCCGCTCCATAGAGACGAACGGCACATCACCATCCGGTCCATAGACCTTCTCTCGATAGCCGTCAGTCGTGCCGGCAGTGAGGTACGTCAGCATCGCATCCGGCTCGGGATCGTTGATGACCGGAAGAGGGATGTGAAGGAATTGCGCTCCACCAATCCGGCTCTTCGTTGGCCCATCATCTCCTCCCTGTGTGAAGATCTGGACCATGTGGCCCATCACTCCGGCTGCGTGCGCTGCGGCGAGCCCAGCAGGTCCGGTTCCCAATATGGCTACCTTCTTCATCTATCTCTCCTTGATCTCTTTGAGGATTGTGTTGAGGTGTGGCTTTATTCGATACGTCCACTGATCAGCGGACTCGATCATGGATGCCTTGGCGAGCCTTTGGATGACCATGTTCGATTCTTCTTCCGAGTAGTTGAGTTGTTCTCGGAGTTGCTGCGAGCGGAACGTCCCACGAGCAGCCTTGAGGAAGCGAGGGAGATCCGGACGAGTGTACAGATACTCCTTGATCTCGTCCATCCTGCTGATCGCATCCGCATTCATCCGATTCGCTAGGTCAGAGATCTCTCGATACCCAAAGCCTTCGAGCCCATAGATGTAGTCAAGGAACTCAACAGCGGACTGGACGTGGAGCTTGCTGACGATGACCTTCGTGTGAGTCGAATCGGTAGAGAAGGTTCGAGTAGCGATCGCCACGGCGAGCCGAGCAATCTTCATGCGAATGTTCTGCCCTTGAATGAGCGGTGGGTCTGGGACGTATTCTCGCCCGAGCTTCAAGGAGCACTTGTACACTTCGTCCTCTGCTCCCGACTTCCAGACAACGTCCTCTCTCCTCCGGCTCCATGCCCAGCGAAGGAGCGCGTGCGAAGCGGCAGCAGAATGAATGTGAGGACGTGGCGAGAGGTTCCGAGTGTTGATCGCTTCGAGCGAGACGTCATCAGTGGCCACGCTCATAGCGAAGTCGAATCGAGCGATGTCCTCTTGATTCCCGATGAGCGGCTGAAGCGCTTGGACTCCGTACATGAAGTGAGCCATGCCGTTGATATTGTCACGAGGATTCGAGAGCCAGATCAGACGAGTCCTCGCGTGCGTCTCGTGGATGACGGCTTTGTGGACTTCCGCCTTGCCGCTCGATCGGAGCGAGGAGAGTTGACCGATCTGATCGGTGGTGAGTCCTCCGGCTTCGTCCATGACGATCAGCCTTCGATCGTTGAGTGGAATCTCTCCCCATTCCAGCACCCATCCCTTCTCTCCCGGCATCGGCTTCACGGCTCCGAGTAGGCCAGGGATCGAAGCGGACTCGCACGACACGACTCGTCCAAAGCCGTAGTGCCTTGAGAGCTTCGTGGCGATCTCGCTCTTGCCGGTTCGAGCATCTCCAACAACGACGAGTTCTAGCCATCCCTTCTCGATCGGCTGTCCGGCGAAGTCGAATCCAATCAGCGAGTGCCAGACGAGATCCATGGCCATGTGGAGTCCAACTCGTCCCACGATCCTGGTGACGTTGTCGGCAAGGTCTAATGCGATCTCCTTCATCTTGTTGAGTGGCGCTTGCCCGACTCTCGGCACGAACAACTTCATCATCTCGATCTCGTCATCACTCGCTTCGTAGGTATCGAGAGATGACTCAACCGGCTCAACCTTCCAGACCTGGAACACTGACGTCTGGTCCTTCGGATTGGGATACGTTGTGCCAGTAAGCTTCGCTACTCGATTGGTCTCCGTCGCATACCCTCCAACATTCACAGCCGTTCTCTGAGATCCGTCGCCTTCCTCCTCGAAGGAGTAGTCAAGAGAAGTTCGGCAGACAAGAAGCTCGGTGGCTTGTTGGCTCTTCACATACGTCTCCATCTTCCCGCACTTCGATGCTCCGATGTGCCGGCGCAAGGCTTCGTCTCGTACGGCTTCGCTGACGTCGCGGATCTTGAGGATGACAGGATGGTCGGCAAGGATCTCGATCAGCATACTTCCGTTTGCTTCTTTCATCGGGCAGCCGGAGCACTTCTCGTCCGCATTCATTGAGCAAGTGAACGAGACTTCCCGAGCTAGCAGATCATGCTTGTCTGACTTCCCTACGATCGAGACTGTCATGCTCATCGTCTTACCGGCGAGCGCTCCGTTGAAGGACTCTCGCACGCTGACCTCAATCGGCTCTCCGTCTTTGGGCGCAGCAAAGATTCGAGCATCCCGCATCAACGCTTTGAAGTCTGCTTCTGTGTAGCCATCGTTGAAGTAGTCCGAGACGTCCAAGCCGTGATTCTCTCGGTACTCCATCGGCAACTCAATGAGGAAGATCGAGCGAGCTACTCCGGCAAGCGATCGTGCCGCCTTCTCCGCGCCAGCAATCCCAGCCTTATCTCGATCATAGGCAAAGTACACATCCTTGCCTTTGAACTTCTGGTTCCACTTCCGCTGCCACTGCTCGGCTCCGGTGGTGCCGGTGATCGCTGCTATCCCGTTCTGATTCAACATCATCGCGTCCCACTCGCCTTCGGCTATGACGATGGACGAGTTGGCGGCAAGGATCTTCTCTGGGAAGATCGCATTGGCGTCCATCCCTTTGCTTCCGTAGCTCCACATCTTCGTTCCTTGCGCCTCGATGCGGTAGAGGCGAACGTTGAGGAGAGATCCGTTGATGTCTCGAATCGGGATTGCGTATGCTCTGTCGTCATCGCTCCATCCGATCTCGAAGCGCTTGATGGTCTCGTCTGTTAGTCCTCTGCGTTCCTTGAAGGCGAGCACCTTCTTGGAGTCGTGCCGGAGTCGCAGCACCCATCCATCAATCGTCTCATCCGTTGGGATAGGGCGATCTTGCCGGCGCTTCGAGCGATCTTGTAGGCCGATGATCTCGGCAGTCGAGATCCCTACGAATGGAGAGTCAACATCATCCTCCTCCGGATCGGCAGCGATGAATCCTCCTTCGTCGCGAGCATCGAGCCGGTTGAGAAGTTCCTTGATACTTCCGGAGCCGCAATTGCGCCGACAACTCCAGACACCTTTATCGAAGTTGAATCCGGCACTTCGCTTCGAGTCGTCATGGAGAGGACAGAAGGCATCAAACCAACCGTTACTGTTCGGCTCGTCTGAAGCCAGGTATCGCTTGAGGCGACCATAGCCGTAACACGAGGAGAAGTCTGGCGCTCCCACAGTAGCGCTCAGCGTCGATTAGGCGTGTCGATGCCTTGCCTGCGAAGGTACTTGAACATCTCTTCCTTCAGCCTGGCCATGAGTTGATTGAATCCCTTCGGCTCGACAGTGCCGCTTCCTTCCAAGTAGTCAAGGACGTCATCGGAGAGTCCTTCTGCTTCGTTGAACACCCAGTAACAGCTCACTGGATCTCTGTCAAGCTCCATGTCGATGTGCGTCTTGCCTAGCGTGGCGAGATAGGCCACCAGAGCCATGTCGCTCGTTCTCCAAAGCGCCACTGCCTCTTCTCGATCGTCGTTCGTCATTGTCTCCATCTTTCGTCTTTCTGGTAGGTCCGGCTCCGGCGAGAGGCAGGAAACTTCTCGCCGGAGCCGAGATTGCGGATCAAGGGAATGGGTCCCACGGTTCGCCGTTCATATCTGGAAAGGGATTGAACGGCTCCGTCAGAAAGGCATCTCTTCACCGTTCTCATCGACATCTCCAGGCGCTGCCTGCGCGACGATGATCATGGAGATGACCTCCGACTTCTTCTTGCCCTTGATCACCAAGTCAAAGTCCTCCTTGGCGATGCGGGCGATCTCCGCAGTCTCCATCTCAAGCAGGCCTGCCCGAGTGAGATACTCCTTCCCGTTGGAATCGTCCTCGATGATCTCCTCATCGTCATCAAGGATCTCGTCGTCATCGCCGGCAGGCACGTTCTCCTTCTCAAAGGCGAGGAGCGCGTCCACAACTTCGGACTTCTTCATGCCGGTGATCTTGACCTCGTAGGTCTTGGCGATCTCCTTGAGGCTCGGAACGTCGGCACCGGCCAGTTCTGCTCTGCGAGCATCCCAGTCGATCTCTTCGCCTTCCTCGATCATCTCGTCATCGCCGTTCTCCATCACTTCGTCATCGCCTTCGATGAGCTCATCGTCTGCGGTGCCGCCGGTGGTATCGGAGGAGCCTGTGGGAGTCTCGGGAGGGAACACGGAGCCGAACTCGCCACGCGCATCGCCATCTTGGTTCTTGCCGGCGCGAACTCGCACGACGACCTTCTTGCCCTTGATGTGCTTGTCGGTGTCGAGTTCGCCAACACGGTTCTTCTTCCCGTCGGTGAACTTGACGGCGAGCAGAAGCTGATCGAACTTCTGTGCTGCCTTCTTGTCGTAACTCGGGTGACCCTTCTGGACGAAGTATCCCCACACCTGTGCGTTCTTGTACTTGGCGTCCAAGCACTTGAACACGACTTCGATGCGAGGCTTGGTCTTGTCGGGCTTGCCGTCGTCTCCCTTCGAGAAGCCAACGTTGACTTCTGAGATCTCGAAGAGGTACAGCCCAGGCTTGATCGCCTCGAATACTCCTTGTGCTTTCGCCTCTTCTGGATCGGACTCGCTCACGTCGTACTTGAGCTTGACCATGATTACTTTCTCCTTGCTATCGGTCGCGGACCGATCTTGCTTGTTGTTGGTGGGCTTGCTACCGGCGCAGCCTTCTTTGCTGCTGTCGGCTTCGTGCCTTTGATCCCGAGCTTGGCTCGTATCAGAGACTCGATCTTTGGGATGGTTGGGGAGATCATGCCGCTGCCGAGCGCATTGAAGCGATCTCTGGCATAGTAGTCCTCCGTCTCCTTGACGTACATCTTCAGCTTCTCGTCCTCGATGTCTCGGATGCAGAAGGCGATGATGTCGAAGTGAGCAGAGATCGACTGCGGCATGTTGCGTCCTTGAATCCACGGCCAGAGCTTCATTACGTCTGTGCTCTCGTCCAGCGAAGGAGTCGGATGCGCCGTGATGCCGAAGTTGAACGGCTGAGCCTTCATGTGACGGACCCACTGCTTGATCCGCATCATGTTCTCGCCGTACTCACCCTTGTCCACGAGATACGTCTTGCGGTGTGTCTTCTGACGGACGGTGATGAGATCGTCCATCGTATCTTCGAGGAGCTTGTCCTGCCCCATCGAGACGCCATCCCACCACACCCATTGGTAGTCGTGCCGCTCGTGCCGTAGATACTCGTACACCTCATCCATATCGTTCCAGGTTGTTGCCGGCCACACGTCCGCTCCGGAGCCGGCAGCGCTCGCGCTCCCTTCGTCCGAGTCGATAATGAGACACTTCGGACTCGTAGCGATCAGCGGAGTCTTGCCACAACCAGGATTGCCGGTGAGGATGATGTTGATGCCGCACGCCAACGGATTCTCTCCGGCTGGGCGAATGACTGATGGCTTCATGATGCCTTCCTTCTCTTGGGCTTTGGCACAACGACGAGTCCGAGCGCCGGACCTTTGACCGGAGCATGCATGCCCACGGCTCGGTGGTCCTCGTATGGATCCCAGGTGCCCATCGTTAGGCGAGCGAGTTCCTCCCACTGACCTCCCGTCTCGTGAAGCTCGCAGACGTCACCGAACTCGCAACCCAGGCACTGCTGGTTCGGATAGGAGGCACTCGGATTCTTGTACATCGGGAGCTTGCCTGCCTTCACAAGTCCCATCTCCCAAGCCTGAGCCCGAGCGCGATAGAGAAGGCTCTCGCGATCAATCGTGTCTCGATAGACCTTCTGCCGAACGAAGAGCGGAGGAGGCTGGATCTTCGATGGCTCCCCAAGCTGTGCCGGATCTATGCCGGCAGCCACGAGAAGTCCGCATAGACCTTCAACAGTCGTGCTCTTCGCATATCCAATCCCTCGATCGTCACAATTCTGACGGAGAGTGTCCTTGGACGGTTTGTTGAGGCGAGCGCCGGAGGGATTGGTAGGACGATCGTCCGGCATTGCTTTGCGAAGGAAGTTGTAGAGGATGAAGTGGATGTCTTGTCCCTTCGGTATCCGTCCAAGCTCTTGGAGGACGAGAGGAGCGAACACCCAGTAACTTCCCGCCTGCTCATCGAGCGAGAGGAAGCGCGTGTTGATCGCTGCTGCCGTCTTGGTCTCGATGAGTCCGAACTGGCCGGTGCTGAGATCCTCGTAAGCGAGATCGAATGAGCCGGCATACGTGAACATGTAGTTCCCGTGCTTGTCGTACACATCGACTTCAAAGTGAAGCTCGGAGGAGATGACGTTGATGTGATCGTCATTGCCCCAGTGCCTCACATAGCCGTTGAGCATCTCCACTCCGAGTTCGAGCGCATCAACCTTCTCGTCGTCAACGAACACATCGAACTCGTCTCCACCGGCTTCCGCCATCTCGTGGTAGAGGCGATGGAAGGTCTTGGCCGGATGGACTCCTCGCTTCCTTCCCGGCACATACCACCTTGCGAGCGAGTCGTGGTGAAGAGTCCCAAACACCAACGCTGGCTTCTGCCGCTTCGCCTCCCAGAAGTTCACGAAGCTCCACTGCCAAGCTTGGCGACAGTTAGCGAAGGTCTTGCGCTCCGTGGTCCGTAAGAACACTCTCTGAATCTGATCCATCTATCATCCTCGTTCTATGCCACTCACCGAGCGGGAGGCACCAGTATAGACGATCGCCGGAGCGAGAAGAAGAATCGAGCCGGAACGGAGGAGCTACCTGCGGTGGGACTTCGCTCGCTCGCGCAGTCGATGGGTGTCGAGCACACGGACGTTACGAGAGCGCTTCGTGCCTGTGACCTCTGCGATGTCCTCCTCGATCGTCCCGAGAGTCCGAATGTAGTACACAGTCACTTGGTGGATACGTGAAGCACGGTGCGCTCGATCTTCGGCTTGCTCTTGATCGTCTGGGTCCCAGGTCTCATCGACCATGAAGACGTTGCTGGCGGCATCGAGCGTGATCGAGACTCCTCCGGCTGTTGTGGTGATGACGATCACGCGAGCGCCTTTGGTGGATTGGAAGTCCTCCTTGATCTGCCGGCGCACAGAAGCCTTCGAGACATTCCCGGTGATCTTGGACGTCGGCACGCCGTTCGCTATCAGCCATCCTTCGATCAGATCAACGACTTGAGAGAACTGCGAGAAGATCACAGCCTGCTCGGTTCCCTCTCCATCCCAGATCCCTAGCTCTGTGAGCTTCTCTTGGATTGCTTCGAGCTTGCCGGAGTCCAACGTTGGGATCAACCGTCCATCGGCGCGCCTCTCGTGGCGAGAGAAGGAGAACTGCTTCAGCCTTGTGTACTCGTCAAGGACGTTCACAGAAGAGACGGGAAGCCCATCGATCATCGTCTGTGTCTCTTGATTGAATTCTTCGTACTGCTTCTTGTGTGCCGCTGATCCGAAGTCAACCCACAACGGAACGAACTGCTTGGGAGGCAGCCACGGCAGAGCTTCCTTCTTCGTCCGGCGAGTCATGTACGGAGCCAGCATGCCATAGAAGGCTTCTTCAATCTCGACACAAGGCTCACAGTCGATCGGTCGATTGCCAACGGCTTCGTCGTTCCAGCCTTGGTGACTGAGGCAGTGACGGATCGAAGCGCCGATGATCCGTCCGCCATAGTCGTTCTCCGTCATGTCCGTCCACATCTCTGCCCAGCGCCACTTCGATGTGAACACCTTTGGGTTGAGATAGTGAAGGATTCCCCAAAGGTTGATGATCTTCCCACCCATCGGAGTTCCTGTCAGAGCGATCCTCTTCCCGCCTTCAATCGCCTTGAGTCCGAACATGCCCTTGGCCGTCAGCGTCTTGGGATTGCGAACGGCTCCCTTGTGGCACTCGTCAACAACGATGACGTTCCAAGCCGTGCCGTGAAGAGCCGGGAACTCGGACACAAGCGTCACATCGCACTCGGTGCACTTCCTCATCTCTGCTTTCATCTTCGAGTCAAGTCCTCTGCCGCAGTGGTACTCGCAAGCCTCGAAGCTCTCTCGATAGCGGACCTGATCCGAATTCACCACGAGCCAGCCGGTAGCGCCTCCTAAGACCACGTCATTGTTGAAGGCTTCTATCGCTCCCTCCTTCTGCTTCTTGGAGCCAGTAGAGATGTACACAGGCTCCTCCTGCCACTCTCCGAGTTCGTCAAGCCATGTCGTCTCCAGAGCGCTCTTCGGCGCGATGACGAGCTTGGGACCATCGTTGATCTGAGCTTCGTAGATGGCAGCGATCGTCTCCAGCGTCTTGCCCAAACCGGGATGATTCCCGTTGAGCGGATTGTCGGCACGCGCCATCCAAGCTACGTCCGCAGCCTGGAAGCTCGAAGGCTCCTTGAGCGCCTTCTTCCTCTCTGCCGGCGTCATCCATCTCCCGAGCGGACCTAGG